GACGAAATGGGCGAGGTCACGGATTCCAGAGCGGTCAAAGTCCTGATGGACGCGATGAAATGGCGTGAATTGCAGTCGGGTAAAGCAGCGGCAAAAACAGCGCCGAAGCCCTCGCAGTCAATCAAGCCAACTGGACGCAGACAGCAGCCACAACGCGTTGCCCGTGATAAGCAATTGGCAAAAGCAAGGTCCAGCGGAAGTCTTGATGACTTCGCGGCGGCAATGCTCGCGCCAGATAACGGTTAAGCCCCCAAATAGGATTATATCATGGCACAGCCAACCAACACACTCGACAGCTACGACGTAAAGGGTATCCGCGAGGATCTTTCGGATTCGATTTATGACATCTCGCCGGAGGAAACCCCGTTTTACTCCGGCATGGCGAAGGTAAAAGCCACCAACACCTACCACGAGTGGCAAACTGACGCGCTTCGTTCGTCCGCTACAAACGCGCACATCGAAGGCGACGATACTGTTGCCGAAGCCCGCAGCGCAACAAGCCGACTCGGCGATTACACGCAGATTTTCAAGAACTCTGTTGTTATCCCCGGCACTGATGACGGCTTGAATAAAGCGGGTCGCGCAAAGGAAATGGCGTATCAAGTCCTGAAGATTGCCAAGGAGCAAAAGCTTGATATTGAAAAGGCCATGTTTGCAAACAACGCTCGCGCAGCCGGTAGCTCGACTGTTGCCCGCGAACTCGCTGGCGCTCCTGCGTGGCTGACCACTAACGTCGCTTTTGGCGCAAACGAAGGTGCAAGCCCAACGGGTGACGGCACAGACGCACGTACCGACGAAACGACTACTTTGGTGGCGTTCACGCAGACGCGGTTTGATACTGTGATGGAAAGCATTTGGAATGCTGGCGGCAAGCCTGACACTGTTTTTCTGTCCAGCTACCAGATGAACAAGGCGCTGGGATTTACCGGCAATAACAACCAGCGCGCCAACATCGAAGCGACGAAAGGCGAGGTTCGCAACGCAATGGCGATCTACGTCACGCCATGGGGTACTGTAACTTGGCAGATGAGCCGCGAGTGCCGTTCGCGTGACATCTTTATCAACCAGTCTGATATGTGGTGTGCGGGCGTCCTTCGCGCGACGAAGAACGAAATGCTGGCAAAGTCCGGTGACAATGAAAAGCGTCAGGTTATCACTGAACTGACCCTTGTGTGCAAGAATGAGGCGGCTTCCGGCGGCTTGTTCGACAACACGATCACAGGCTAATTATAGCGGGGCGGTGTAATAGCCGCCCCGTTTAGCTGTCAGGAGAACCCCATGAAATACAAAGTCACTGTAAATGGCATGTTTGTCGCTGGTACGCTTTACCGCAAGGGTGAGACGTTCGATCTTGATGAAGAAAACGCCGATAAGCTGCGCAACATTTCCCCCCATTTGAAATTTGAGGCCGAACATGAGCAAGTTAAGAGAAACGATGACACTGGACGAAAAGACGGGGCGGCTGTCGATTCACCAAACGCACGACTTCAATCCCGTGATGGATCGGGCGAAGGATCTAAAAAGCGCGGGTCTCGACGGGGCGGGTGAAAACAAACTTGTCGGCCTTGTTCCCATGAAGATGTTTTATGAATGGGCGAAGAAGTGGGGTGTGGACTACAAAGACGGCCCCGCTATGGAAGAAGTCGTGGCCCGCGAAATGATGGATAGCGACAATGCGCATTTGCGCGTGTGGGATGGCAAGTTTTAGGGAGATGAGTAAATGAGCTACCAGCCAGACAGCCGCGTGCGCTACATCGTGCAGCACTACAGCGCCACGCCGATTGAAAGCGACTTTACCGCAGCTGACATTGATCGGATGCACCGCAAGCGTGGGTTCCGCGAGATCGGGTATCACTATTTCATCCGCAAAAGTGGCATGGTTGAGACTGGTCGCGATATTTCACAACCCGGCAAGTTTGAAGTCGGGGCGCACTGCAAGGGATCCAACTCAAACTCAATCGGTATTTGTGTTGAGGGCGGTGTGACCCGCGCCGCCATAAACGTGGGTGTTGATAACCGCACGCCTGCACAAATCAAGGCGCAGATTGCCCTGATCCGCGAATTGCTGGTACGCTTTCCAAATGCAAAGGTCGAGGGCCACCGCGACATGCCCGGAGCGGCCACACAATGCCCCGGCTATGACGCAGCCGCATGGTGGGCGGGGGTGAGTAACGCAAAGCCCGCCTTTGTAGACCACGCGCCAGACAATCCCGCGATGGGATTCTGGGCATCCCTTTTCGCTGCGATCTTCGGAGTACGCAAATGAACTATGCACTTATCGCCCGCACGGTCCTACGCCTCGGCGCGCTTGCCGCTGTATCTGCCGGGATTGCCACAGAAGGGACTGCCGCTGTGTTTTACCAAAACGCGGATATCGTCGCGGTGACTGCGCTTTTGCTGTCAGAGGCGTGGCTGGCGTTTGACAAATGGCGCGATCGGAAGTCCGCGAAATGATCCCAACGGCTCCAGCCTGCTGATCATCGTTTTGGTGATTGTTGCGGCATTGTGCGGCATTGCATAGGTGCTGGCCTAATCTACTCAATCCGCGCCTAGCGGTTCTGGGCAATAATAGAAAGATGCGAACAAATGACTGATAAACCTTCAACACTTCCAGAGTTCAACCCATCGGGTAGCGATGTGGTCGCTGGGATCAAGTCGCGCACGGAAGATCTACTTCACTTCATTGAAGCGAACGTGCCCGCAAACCGTGAGCGTTCGATCGCTGTGACGAACTATGAGCAGGCAGCGATGTGGGCCGTAAAGGCAAACTTCACCAAATGATCGACCTCATTCTAGGCGGCGTCTGGCCCTATATCCTCGCCGCTGGTGCGTTAGCCGCTGGCGTGGTGGGCGCTTACCTTCGCGGGCGTAAGGATGCGTCTGACAAGGCTGAAAAGCGCGCCACAAAGACATACATTGAGACAAGGAAGGAAATGGATGATGCGAATATCCCTACTCATGGCGCTGATGTTGATAAGTGGCTGCGCGACCGTGCCAAGCGATAGCGCGGTTTGTGACGGCACAGCGATGCTGCGCACGGCACACGCGGCGGCTCTTGCGAACATATCTGACGCACAGGCAAAGCAATCAGGCGCGGCGCTGATCGGCACAATCGACGCGGGATGCGCGATGTGATTATGCGCATTATCCTTGCAGAGCTATCGCGCGCGGACGCCTACCCGTCCGACTGGTACGGCTATGCGAAAAACCAGCTTGCCCATTTCGCGCTAGGAATAACCACGGCGTCACTTTTGGCACAGGCACATTTCGCGGTGTTCAATGAGTTTGCGCAAAAAGGCGCAACGTGGGCCGTTGTCGCGGTGGGATATGCTGCGTTTGAGATATTGCGCCAAGGATGGAACGGGCGCGACACGGTTGAGGATTGGCTTTTTTTCGCGCTGTACGGCGGTGGCCTGCCAATATTCCTGTTTAACGAGGTCGAGATTGGCTCACCGATGTTGAGTATAAATTCCCAGCTGGTAATCCCGTGGTTTGCAGTTGTCATGTGCCACCTTGCCGGTGGCATTGTCGCGCGCGTAGTCACGACGCAAAGCAACAAATGAAGGACGATAACGCAGTGGATGTTTTCTTGAATTATTGGCCCGCAATCGGTGCGGCTGTTGCTTTTATCGCGGGATATACTGAGCTTAAAGTAAATCACAAATCACTGCGTTCTGATTTTGACGGTGAAAAAACCCGCCGTGATCGAGAGCGTGCCATGGATGTTGAGCTAACGCGGGATATGTTCCGCGAGATCCGCGCAGATATTAAAGAGGGCCGCGATGATGTTAAGCTACTCTTGCAGCGCGACCGGGGACCAAACTGACAAGCAATCCTTGACGACTGCGCGCGGGGCGTTACACTACAATCACCCACGGCGGGGCCAGCCGATAACACGAACTATGAAAGGTCCATATTTCAGTTTCTAGCTGTGCTACGTTTGCCTGTACGCACACAAGACCTTGCCCGCCCCTGTTAATCAGGCGGCGGGCCTTTTTTTAGTTTGTGGGGGCGTCTCTGCCTCCTATGGCGCGGGATGGTGCAGTCACTTTACACGCATCCTGCCAAACATGCACAGGGACAAAATCGCCGCGCTTCCAGCCCATACTCTCCACCAAGGAGAACACCTTGTCTCGACCAGCGCGATCAATCATCCGCTCAATATCATCCATCCGTCTATCTCCTATCTGTACCCGCGTGGGGTGGGGTTATGTCTCGCCGTCAACGGTAAAACTTGTCACAACGGCAGCATATTCCTGTGAAACACCATCATCGTTTTCAGGTGCATCAAGGTATCCCGAGATTGAGAATGGTACGCGCTCACCACCCGACACACGCTTGCGCAGCTTTGCGCGGCTGCCCTGCACGTCTATGCGAGAAAATTCGATCTTGATTGCCATCGTTCTATCCTTTCGGGCTATGCGCCATGTTGGGGGTGGGGGAGTGCTGGGGATTAGGGCGCGGGTTCCAGCCGATCAAAAGAAACACGGTTCGCGTCCTTATACGCGGTTCCGTCTTTTTTTATCTTGGCGAGGTTGATCTCAACACCGCCGCCCCAAGTGCTCATTGTTACGGAATGCACCACAAATGGCCCCCTAACTTTGTCACGAAAGTGGGCTATTACCTTCGATCCCAATGGCATCCCAGCGGCGGAAAGTTCGGCTTCTTTATCTAAGCACATGGCATCATTGTACGCAGCTTTGGCTTGGGATGCTTTGTGCGCCGCGTCTGACTGCTTGCTTTTTGCCGCTTCGTATTGGCGCTTTAGTTCTGCCGTATCGTGCATATCTTCATTCTCCATTGTGATTGCTTAGAAGGGCGGTCAGGGCGGCAAGGATGGCGTCTGCGATTTCGTCAATGTTAATAATTTCGCGTTTCTTTGACACATCGTAGGTGTCCTCAATTATCTGCGCTATCTGATCACGCATTGTCATCGTCTGTCTCCTTGGATAGAGCGCGGAGGGTGGCTTCAATGATTTCCTTGATCACCGTCCATTCTATTGTGACTTTCATGCTGTCTTCGTCGCCGTTTTCGTCAACAAATGGCTGCGTCTGTGAAAACTCGCCCATGAGCGGGTATTTCAGATCGTCAAAGATAGGGTTGGGGCAGGCGTCCAGCAACACCTTCGCCGCCTGCGCAACGCTGGGCTGCATGGCGGCTATCGCGGCGCGGGCCTCTCTGCGGGTTTCTTCTTTTTCAGCGTCAGCGCCTTGCCATAATGACGCATTGTCGTAGGTTCCTGCGCCCAATCGATGATCCATTATGGCCCGCGCAACCCGCTCCACCTGTGCTTCGTCTGTCTGTGCGGGGGTCAATTTATTGCTCCGTTCTTTGCTTCACGCCGTTCTCTTGCGCGGCGAATTTGACGTGTCTCAACATCTGGCGAAATGGCGGGTGAGCTTACGATATTGCTGGTTTGTCTATGCTTGCGCGGGGCGGCTTTGCCATGTTCAATTTCAATTTCAATGTCATGTGCGGCGGCAGGCAGGTTTGCTAAGATGCCCATTGCGCTCAACCCTATCAGCTTGCGGTTAATCATCGTCTATTCCTCCGTTGCCGCGTCAGTGCGGGGTGTTGTGGGGGTGGGCTGGGTCAGGGTGAGGGCGTTACGGGCAAGGATCGTGCCCGTAAAGTTGCCGCTGTTCGGGTCTAACTCGCGATCATGCAACCAGTTATCATTGTCTGCAAAATAACCGATGCACTCCCGCGCCGTCTTCACCCGATTTTCCAGCTGGGCGATCTGCTCATTCTGCGCGATGATGTGCGCGGCCATGGTATCACGCTGCACAATCGCGCGGTCATATGCGTCAGAAAGGTAGTCGGCTATATCCCACATAGCTTCCGCCGCATCTGCATCCTTGTCGGGGCAGTTTTCTTTGAAATCATCCCACCGTTCGGATGGCGATCTAAGGTCAATCTTTTCCGGTGTCATTGTTACTCGTCCTCCGTTGTCAGCATTTCCAGTAGTTCAGAAACGCTATTCGCCCCCAATTCCAAGGACAGCCAAGCGATTAGCGTTCCTAGCGTCTTTTCAAGTCGGGCTATTTTTTGTTCCGGTGTCATATCAGTATCCAATCTCGCCGCAGGTGTCGCACTCAACCGCCCCGCACCATGCCCAAGAGTAGACCATCACCCCTGCGCAAGGCTTCGGCCTGTATCTGCGCGGGGCATCTTCGTCGGGTTCTTCGTAGCGCCCGCACGTCTCGCCATCATCATGGCCGATCTGGTGCCGATCATCGTCTGGGCTTGCCAGCTTCCATTCGTCATAGGTGGTCATATCAGTGTCCTTTCGGTAATTCTGTGGGCATCGCGCCCCATGTGATCCAAGCCGCGCCAGCGATAAGCGCCAGCAGGGCTATCCATCCGGCTACGTTCCACAGCCATTCATTGCGGCGGGTTACTTCGGGGGAGGGGGTCATGGGGTGATCCTCCGTCGTGTTCTTTTCCTGCACCGCGCAATCAACAGCGGCCTTGATGTTCTCAAGCATTTGTACGGCGCTGTCCGATGTCATAAATTGAAAGAACACCCCATTGTCTTTCATATAGTCCTTCAGACATGAAGCATCGTCACGAGGTGATCCAGTTTGGCTTTTTGGGGCGTGCACGACGCCCAAAACAGGCACGCCATCAAGCGTCCCGTGGGTGATTAGGATTTCCCCTACACCCATGCGAAACACGGTGGGATTTCTAGAAAAAATGCGACGAAAAATGTTCATTTCCTCTCCCTCAATTCGCGGCGCATCTGTGCCAGCCGCTCTAAATGTGTGTCGTTTTGCATATCCGCTATCTCGTCGCGGTGCCTGCGGGTGTAGATCGGGGCCTCGCTCAAGTGCTCAATGCAGTTGTCGATTTTCCGGCGCGGCGGCTTCGGGCGGCGGAGGATGCGCCATAGGGCTAGGATGCGGCGGATCATTGTGCTGCCTCCGGTGGTTTGGGTAGAGGCATCCAGTGGGTGATATCCAACCCAATGCGGTCTGGGTGGCTGCCATGGTATCCTGTGAGATCAACGATCATCACATGCCCACAATCATCAAAACCACACGCGCCGCCGCAAGTTACCCAGCAAAGCGAAAAGCCATCCTTCGGCGCGGCAGCTATGTTCTGCCATTGCTGGGCAAGGTCTGCGCGGACGTATTCGATGCCGCCGCCAAAGTGGCGAATAGTATCCGCCCATCCGCCGTTTAATACCGGCCCATCGGTGTTCCAATGGATTGCCCATATCCGTTCAGGCGCGCTCACTGCACACCCCCTAACCCGTAGACAATCCACGGCAGTGCGCCAAAGATAACGGCCAGGCATGTGACGCCGATCACGTCCCCGATAAATGCGCGGATCATTGTGCTGCCTCCAGTTTGATTGCGTCGGTCACGTCAACGCATGGGCCGTCAACAGTGACGTGCAGTGCCATCATGCGGGGCAGTGTCGGCATCCATGCGGCGTAAAGCTCAACGGCGTCCGCGCGGTCAAGCATATCGTCCGATATGACTTCCCACTTACCGGTGCGCTCAAGCATGGATGCAATCATGTAAAAATCTGCGGGGGCGGTGAATCGTTGGGTCATTGTGTTGTTCCTTTTGTTTCCGTTCCTGCAATCAACCTACGCCGCGCAAATGGCCGCGTCAATACACAATATCGCCTTGCGTATTGATTGACGTATTGATACAGTGGGGCATGGCAAAAACATACTGGCTCCAAATCAGAGTGACGGAAGAAGAACACCGCCACTACCACGCCCTTGCTAAACAGCGGGACGTGACAATCACACAGGTAGTGCGCAAGGCAATGCAACGCTGGGCCGCGCGAATAGCAAAGAAAGATAAGGTATGACCCCCAAACAACGCACCACCCTCGCGCGCATGTCAGACGGTGACTGGCACACTTGCCGCGACACGACGGGCAACGTGCTGTCTGCGCTGTATCGCGCCGGGTATATCCGCTGCGCATGCGAGCGCCCGCAAATGATCGAACGGCTCTGGACAATCACGCCGGACGGGCTTGCGGCGCTGGAGGCTACGGAATGAACCGCGCAGAAATCCTAGCGGCAGCATCGCAAGCCGTCACCGTAGACCGTGACGCAACGCACGGCAATCCAGAGGACACGTTTGCATCCATTGCAAGCCTCTGGTCCTCATATCTTGGCGAGGATATCGGGTGCGCAGACGTTGCGGCGATGATGATCCTACTGAAGCTGGCGCGCATGAAGGGTAATCCGTCTTATGCAGACAACTGGATGGACATTGCAGGCTATGCGGCTTGCGGTGGCGAAATAGCGGGGGATTAACCGCGCCAAAGCCTTATGACCTCGGCCTCAATATATGGGCGGATATTGGCAGGCACCCGCGCAAGCGCTGCCCGCCTTTTTTCTTTGCCCTGAATTGCCAGCACCTCCTTGGCCCCTTGATAAATTGCCAGCCGCGCCCAGCTTCTTATTGCTTCGGGCGCGTCTTTCATATCTATCTCGCCGGACAGCACGCGGTGCAGCCACACAGACGGGCGCACGGCTTCACTCCATGGCATAGAGCCACTCCCCAAACGCTTCCCATGCAGCATCACACCCCAGCGCCACGCAGGCAAACGAGCCGCTATTTGCGGCGGCGGTTAGGTAGGGTAGCTGACCGGGCTGGAATTTGCATTTCGTGTGGTCGCGGCGCTTCATCTCACAAACAAAAGTGATCCGCGCCGGAATGATTATATCAGACGCCCCCGGCGTCATGCCCTCCGCCTTATCCATCGCCATTTGCCCACGGCTCCGCTTGCCTTCGTTTTTTACGTGGATGGCAAGCGCGCCCCATGTTTCGGGATATTCCCGCCGGATGCGGTTGAAGAACGTCACTTGCTCAATGCTTTCCGGCGCGCACTTGCCGCGAAACCCGGGGTTGCCAAACAGGCGGACGTTGTGGGGGATGTCAGATAGCTTCATCTCGGTCCGCCTCTTTGTTATATCCAAAAATTGAGTAGAATTTTGTTTGCGCGTCTTTTTTGTAAGTCACTGTGCGTGGCGTGCCGTCTGCGGTTGCCCGCTGGAATGTTGCCCAGTCGGCTTGCTGGCGCGGGTAGTTTGAGTTTGGACTAAACCAAACCGAAAATGAGCGCCATGGCGTTACAAAATCAGCGCGAACGGTAGGGTTTCCGCGCTGTGAAACACCTTCGCGCACATCCAGCGACAAAATATCATCGGTCTGCTTTTCTGTGGGCGTGCGCTTGATCCGTGCGAATTCATCACGCAGCCTTGTGTTCGGGTCAACTATCTCTCCCTTGCACTCAATGCAGTATCGCGCCGCAATATCGTTAGGCGCATCACAATGCGGGCATTCCTTGAACGTCCAGCGATAGCCGCACCGATCATACTGGCCCTTACGTCCGACCTGCACCATGCCACAGCAACGCCTGCCATGGTGGGCGGATAGCGGGCCGAAGTCCGTCCGCACCTGCTGCCCGTCGAGATCCAGACAATACCCCGCTTCGTCACGGTCATATTGCAGATGTTTGACGTTGGCGGAAAACGTGTTTTCATATGCGCACTCAGGGCACACAGCGGCCATGCCTGTGCCTTCAGTGCCAATTCCGGCCTTCACCACTGGCGAAAATAAGTCTCCGTCGGGGCAGTGGTCCTCGATGTTGCTGGTATAATCCAGCACCAAGCAATCCGTTTTACCATTGTCCAAGCGAAGCCCGCGCCCGATGATCTGTTGCAGCAACCCAACGCTTTCAGTTTTGCGCAGAATAGCAATACAATCGACGTGAGGCGCATCAAAGCCAACGGTCAAAACAGACACGTTCACCAGATATTTAATATCCCGCGCCAAGAACCGCGCAAGAATTGACTTGCGCTCACCCGTTGGCGTGTTCGCCGTGACGATAGCGGACATATGCGGGGGCAGGGACGCCATGATTTCCTGCGCGTGCTGGACGGTAGCCGCAAAGAACATCACGCCATTACGCGCCCGCGTTTGGGCCACCACGTCCGCAACAATTGCAGACGTTAGCCGCCCGTGGCCGTGATAAGCCTGATCAACAGCGGCGGCGTCAAAATTGCCAGCCTTGTTTGCCACCAGCGCCGACGTGTCGTATTTGCCCGCGCCAGCCGTGCCAACAACGGGCGGCGTCAGGTATCCCTGATCAATCAATTCCGGCGCTTGAATCTGCGACACGCATTTCATAAAATACGGATCTTTGGCCGTGTCTGGCGTGTTGATCTTTCCGTTCGGACCCATGCAAAAAATGTATCCAGACCCCAATCGGTACGGCGTGGCAGTTAGCCCGCACACGCGCAGGTTCGGGTTGCCTTCGCGCATGGCGTCGATAATCCCCCGAATGGTTGGCGTTATCCCGTGTGCTTCGTCCAGCACTACCATCGCATAGCCGTCCTGGAACCTAGATATGCGGTTTTTAACCGTGAGTGGTGATCCAAATACAACGGGGTGCCGCAATTCCTTTGCCCCTGCGCTGGCGGAGAACATGCTTGCCTGATGCCCGCTTGCGAGATACTTCGCACGGTTCTGCGTGACAAGTTCCGCGCTGGGCGCAAGGCACAGAACCCGCTTGCCCGTGTGAACGTGGATCTTGCGCGCTATCTCCGCGATGATGTGGCTTTTGCCCGCGCCTGTGGCCGCTTCAATCAGGAACGGGTCAACGCTGCTCGTGGTCCAATCCCATGCGGCATCTACGGCGGCTTGCTGGTATGGGCGGAGGGTCATGGCGCGCGCCTCGCTTTGTTTGCGTGGGTATCGCACCACCTGTTGACGTAGCTTCGCGCGTCTTTTGTCTGTGTGTGGCCCTTGACGTGCTTGGCACGTATCGGGACACCTAGAAGGCCAGCCGCTTCAATCTTGCGATTCCAGTCGGACACCAGATTAGGCTTTTTTGTAAACCCTGCAATTAAATGAACGACCGCCATGCAGTCAGTTTGCAAAAGTATCGCGTCGGCCCCGTATTTTCGTGCTATCCACATTCCGTTAAGGGCCGCTTTTATTTCGGCATCTGTGCTAGTGTTTACGTCGCTAGAAAAAGAGCCGTATTTTTTAATAGGATAGGATAGGCCGTCGATGTTTATCCATGCGGCCCACCCCGCTTTGTTGTCTTGGTCCGAATAGCTGGCATCGGTTATGACTGTTGCCCAAATCATGTGAACTTCCACCCCTCACTGGCCTTGCCGCGATATGGCTCCAAATCAAAATCAGGCGCGGCAGCGGCCAGAGCCTTTGCATAGGCAACCGACCCTTTCCGTTCCACCAGCGTCAGCTTGCGGCCTGCGATTGTCGCGCTTTTGCCGCCACCGATGCGCACCATGTTTGCCAGCACCTCGTTGCGCTTTTCTTTTGCGGCATCCATCGCGTCCGACAGTTCGTCGTATTCGCGTACCAGACGCACGGCTTCCGGCGTGTCAATCTCCGTGCGCTTTGGCCCTTCGTATTCTGTGGGGTCTGCAAGGCGGGCGGCTTCCCATGCGGTGCGCAGGATTGGCATGTTTTCCGCAATCCACTCTGCGTCTGCCGCGACTAATTCCAGCTTTGTGCCGTGCGGCGACCACTGGAAAAAGTGGCACCACTCGCGGCCAGTGCAAAATAGCTGCACCTGAATTTGCGCATAGTATTGCGGCTGATCGTCAATGCTTTTGAACTCAGGCGGGCTTTTCTTGCGCTGTCCAAACGGGCATTTAATCTCTAGCAGGCCGTCATGCTCGATCAGCCCGTCCGGCGATGCGCCCAGCCAATCGCTATGAGGCGCAAACGCCAGCGGCTCCACCACATTCCCCGTTTCCATCTGGTATTCCACCAGCGCGCCATCCTCATGGAAAGTGCCGTATTCGGTCGCCACGTTGCCTTGAAACTCCGTATCCATCCCGTGCATGGACCGCACCAGAGCGCGCATGGCGTCTTGTGGCTTCATGTAGGGTGACAGGCCAAGAAATGCCCCCGCCGTGCTTGCGGTGATCCGGCCCGCGCGCGCGGCGTGCCATTCAGGAGATCGTTGCGTTATGTTATGCGAATTCTGCAAAATACTTCTCCCTTGCGTTGATGTATGCGATTGAAGCAATTTCAGGGGTTCGGAATGAACCAAGAGATATCTGCGATCCTTTTACTGTTATTCTTGCCCCAAACATGCCGCTTTTAAGAAGCCTTACGCCCATCGGAAGCGACTTCCCGTCCTTTGGTTTTTTCCTATTCTGCGAGTTCTTCATAAAAGATGCGGGCCTAAGATTTTCCCATTTGTCGTTTGTTGAATTACCATCGGCGTGGTCAATCACATCATCGTCGCAGAAGCCTCCAGTCATATACATCCATGCTAGATGGCTTCTTTTGAATTTCTTGCCCATAAACTGGATTACATGGTATTCTTTCCCATTTGATGATGTGATTGATCCAGCGGCCTCGCCTAACAGGTCGCCATGTCCTGCTGGCGGTTTTATCCAGTAAAACACACCGCTTTTTGGTGAGTAAAGTAAGGCATCTTTTAGTTCGCGTTGTTCCATGTTATTCTCCAATTTCTGCTAAAAAGACCCGCGCCGCGCCTCTGAATAACTCAGGGTAATCGGCTCCACACCTTCGCGGCGCGGGTCGCCCCCGTTTATTTAGAACGGAATCTCATCATCCAGATCGGCGCGACCGCCAGACCCGCCACTCGCCGCCGGTTTTTTCGTAGCCTCGCCCACATGCAACGGCTTGTCAGACGGTGAAACCGCAGATACCCAGTTTCCTTCCATCATTTCGCCCGTGTTGCCCTTCATGCTCCACACCATGCACTTGATCACCATCGGTTTATTGGTCAGGTGCATAGCCAGCATGTCGCTGGTTGGTGCCTCGCCGCTGCGGGTCAACTGACCGCCTGCGTTTGCATCAATCGCCGCCAGCATCCGGCGTGCCTTGTCACGCTTAGCCTTGGCCTTGGCTTCGTCATTGGTGTTCGGGTCAAAGTCCGTAACCCAAATTTTATGGAACACCTTTCGGTTTTTGAATTGCTCTGGGGCCATCACAGACCAGCGCGCGCTGATGTATTCGCGCGGGTCGGATTCATTCCCGTTCGTGGTCCACTTGATTTCATCAATGATGGCAAGCACGTCCGAGTTATTCGGGATTGGCTCCATGTTGCCGCCCGGCACTTCATATTCCTTTGGCGTGTCCGCTGCGGTTTCGCCGTCGCTTAGATCCCAAAAACTGCTCATTGTGTGATGTCCTTTTTCTTCGGTGCATTATGCCCATTTAGGGCGGGGATGAAGTCGGCAAGGGGGTTTTCACCCATCTTGACCGCCATCGGTTCGGTGATGTTGTAGCGGTTTTTGGATACGTTGGCGGGCGATACGTTGCATACCAGTTCACGCGCACCAGTGCCGCGTGCCTTTTTGCGCTCATCGTCGCCACCGGAAACAAACATTTGCTGGCGCAAGAACGCCACCACGTCCACATCGTCAACGTAGGGCGGCATTGATTTGTCTTGGTGTAGACGCAGGGTATAGCGCATGTAGTCGTCTTGGTCTGGCAGCTTCATGGTTTTAGTGTCAGCGTGCGATATAAAAACCGCGTGCATCCCCTTGCGCTCGTTCAATAGACCGCATGCCTTCCGCACGCGGCGGTGCATCGCGCCAACAGCGTCCATACCCGCACCCCAACCCCCAAACGCTTGATTGATCCCCTTAGACTTAGGGTCGCTTTCTGTTACCTCTGATATAAACAGCCGTTCCAGCGCGGTCACGCTGTCAATCACGATTGTCTGATATTCGTGATCCTCTTGGATCAACGCCGTTAGTTGTTCCCAAAGCATTGCGCCGTTTGATACAAGAGGCAAGGCGTCTGGCCGAATGTCCGCAGGGATTGCCTGCAATCCGTCCTCGGCGCGGATGAAAATTGGCTTGGGGAATGTCGCGGCAAGGCTGGTTTTGCCCATTCCGCTATCTCCGCAAATCGTCACCATAACGGCGCGGTCTGCGGGTTTACTTGCTGTCGCAAGAATACTCATATTCTAGTCCTTTGGTTTGGCGCATTGGCCCGTGCGGCGGGTCGCACTCTCTAATCCCGCTTAAATGTTGTTGCATGACTGGCGGGGTTGTGCAAGAACAAATTATAGTAATACCAAATATAGGTGGCGATATGCTAGATTTAGACAATATAAAAACCATGCTACAAGATAGGGTGCTTTCAAAGGTATCAGACGCCACAGG